GTCAAGCCCGAGCATTACGGTGACTTGTTCAATGGCATTGAAGCACTGAAATGAGCGCACACGCCCAGTTGTCCCCCTCGAAACGTAACCGCTGGGCGTTATGCCCCGGTTCGATTCGTGAGGAAGCAAAGTACCCCGAGCAATCGGGTGGCGCTGCTGCCATTGATGGCACGCACACGCACACACTGTTGGAGGTGTGTCTCAAGGAGAACGATGGGGCATCGTTCTACATAGGCGCAGAGATGGAAGATCACGAAGGTAAATTTGTGGTTGACAAAGAACGTGCAGCCCGTGTGCAAGTGGCACTGGAGTACATTCGCCAAGTTAAAAATCTTGGATTTCGATTTCGTGTGTTGTCTGAGTCCAAGGTTGACCCATCGTTCTTGTTAGGCCGTAATGACCTATCCGGCACGGTGGACGTTCAGATCATTGGTGGTGGCGTTCTTGAGTTGATCGACTACAAAGATGGCATGGCTCCAGTAGATGCCAAGGGCAATATGCAGCTTGAGCAGTATGCCTATGGTGTACTGGCTGGCTACAAGTTGCCCGTCAACGGTGCTTACCCATTTGACACGGTACGCATGACTATCATCCAGCCCAAGTTGGCTATGAAGAACATGAACCCGATTAGTTCTTTTGATGTATCAGTCCGTGATCTCATGGCTAACATGGGTACAATCATTCGACAAGCTGCCGCTACCGACGCACCCGATGCGCCGCTTGTACCAGGTGAAAGTCAATGTAAATATTGCCGTGCAAAGGGTAACTGCTCCGCGCTGGCAAGTAACGTAATGAAGGAGGTAGGAATCATGTTCCAGCCAATCGTAAATCAAACTCTAGATGTCGCACAGCAAAGTGCCGACAAAGACCCAACGGCTATGAATGACGCACAGATTCGTCAGATCATGGAAGCCGCCCCCTTGATGCGTCAGCTACTCGAAGGTGTGGAAAAAGAAGCCCTGCGCCGATTGAAAGCCGGACAGTCTATTGATGGACTGAAGCTGGTCAATGGTCGTGGCTCCCGTGCATGGGCATTACCCGAAACCGAGATCGCCGAGAAGCTGGTGAAGATGGGCATTCCCAAGACAGCAATCTATGAAACCAAACTCGTCACGCCAGCCAAGGCCGAGAAGTTGACATGGACAAAGAAGGATGGCGAAGTCAAGCAGTTGACCGAGCGCCAGTTGAAAACAATGGAGCAGGAATACGTGGTCAAGATGGCTGGAAGTATTACTGTTGTCCCCGAGTCTGATTCACGGCCTGCCGTGATTCTGAACGCTGCACCGATGTTCAGTGCAGTGCAAGCGCCAGCAGTGGAAACACTGCCAGCATGGTTATCGTAATTTAATTGGAGTAATTTATGTCAGATATTATCTTTTTGTCAGATGTCCGTTTGTCTTTTCCCCACATCGCAGAACCCCAGAAGCAGGTCAATGAGGCTACTGGCGCACAGCGAATCAGCTACAACGCTGAGTTCCTGATGCCTGAGAATCACCCCGGCTTCCAACAGTTCATGGCACGCTACGGCGCTATTGCCTTGGAGAAGTGGGCAGAACACGCTAACACCGTGATGCAGATGATTCTTGCAGACCGCAAGCTGCGCTGCTTTGGCCGTGGTGAGGAGAAGGTTAACAAGAAAACCTTTAAGCCCTATGACGGTTATGCGGGTAACGTGTATCTTACTGCTGGTCGTGACCAAGCACCGCAGATGATCCAAGCCGATGGTCAGCCCGTTGACCCCAACAACACGATGGCTTACCAAGCCCTTGCACGCAAGATGTACGGTGGCTGCCGAGTCAATGCCGCAGTCAAACCTTGGCCTCAAGTCAACAAGCATGGCAACGGTATCCGCTGTGACCTGATTGCTGTGCAGTTCCTGCGTGACGATACAGCCTTTGGTGAAGGTGCTGCCGATGCGTCAGGGATGTTTGGCTCTGTGGCTGGCGCACCCGCTGCTGGCTTTGCACCAGTGGCTCCAGCTATGCCGGGACTGCCATCGTTCTTAGGCGGTCAGTAATGTAATCGGGGGGAAAGCGGATACTGTTGCGGGGTTGTCCTACGGGGCGCTGAGGATCACAAGCCAACCCTTTCTTGTCACACACTCAGTTTAGTGGCAAAACTAACAGACGCAGCGAGTACCCCCACCTAATTGGTAAATGTAATGAGTAATGACTACTGTTGGGATTTGGAAACCTATCCCAATGTATTCACGATGGCAGTCGAGCATTGTGATGCACCCTTGAAGTGGGCGTTTGAGATAAGCCCGTGGCGCAATGACTCCAAGGCCATCATTGACTTTGTGATGTGGCTCAAAGAGTCCAACGCTAGGATGATCGGGTTTAACAGCCTTGGCTTTGACTACCCCATCCTGCACACTTTGCTCCGCATGGGCAACAGTGATGCTAACACCCTGTACCTCAAGGCGCAGGCCATCATCAATGGGCAAGACGGTGACGAGAGGTGGCTGCACCAGGTTAACCCCAGTGACCGCTATGTGGATCAGATTGACCTGTTCAAGATTCACCACTTCGACAACAAGGCACGGGCTACCAGCCTCAAGGTTCTTGAGTTCAATATGCGCTCTGACAACATTGAGGACTTGCCGTTCAAGATCGGCAGCACCCTGACCCAAGAGCAGTTACCCAAGTTAAAACAGTACAACGCCCACGATGTCGCCCAAACCAAGGCGTTTTACTTTAAGACGCTGGACATGATCCGATTCCGTGAAGAATTGACGCAGAAGTACCAGCGCGATTTTATGAATCACAACGACACCAAGATCGGCAAGGACTACTTCACCATGAAGCTAGAGGATGCCGGAGTGTCATGCTACGACTACGGCCCCAAGGGGCGCACACCTCGGCAAACCAAGCGCCCAGTAATACATCTCAGGGATGCCATTCTGCCTTGGATCAGCTTTCAGCAGCCGGAGTTCACACGGGTACTTAACTGGCTTAAGGATCAATCAATCACTGAAACCAAAGGGGTGTTCAATGACATTACAGCAACTATTGGCAATTTTGAGTTTGTGTTTGGCCTTGGCGGTATACATGGATCGGTTGAGTCCACGGTTGTCGAGTCTACTGCTGATCTTGTCGTTATTGATCTCGACGTATCTAGTTACTATCCCAACCTAGCAATCAGCAACGGGTTTTATCCGCAGCACTTGGGGCGTGAGTTCTGCGCCATCTACCAGCACCTGTACGAGCAGCGCAAGACATACCCTAAGAAGTCGGCTGAGAACGCCATGCTGAAGCTGGCACTGAACGGTGTCTATGGCGACAGCAACAACCAGTTCAGCATCTTCTACGATCCACTGTTCACCATGAGCATCACGCTTAACGGTCAACTGCTGCTATGTGTACTGGCTGAAGGGCTGATGGAGATTGAAGGGCTGACCCTGATCCAGCTAAACACTGACGGCCTGTCTGTGCGAGTACCACGGGCAAACAAGTGGCTGGTGGACACCGCAGCCGCCGCATGGCAGCACAAGACAAAGCTGCAACTAGAAGAAGCCGTGTACAAGGCCATGTTCATTCGTGATGTAAACAACTACTTGGCAGTCTATGAGAACGGCACAGTGAAGCGCAAAGGCGCATACGAGTACGACATGGACTGGAGTCAAAACCACGGTGGGATGGTGGTTGCCAAGGTTGCCGAAAAGGTGCTGGTTGAGGGTGCGCCGATTCGCAAGACCTTGGAGCAGTGGCCTGACATCATGGACTTCATGCTACGCACCAAGGTTCCACGGTCAAGCTACTTAGCCGTTGAGCATGATGGCGTGACTTCGCAGTTGCAGAACATCACCCGCTACTACATCGCCGAGGGTGGTGGACGGCTATTCAAATGGATGCCACCGCTTGCCAAGAAGCCGGGTGAGTGGCGCAAGATTGGCGTTGAGGCGGGTTGGGGTGTCCAGCCGTGCAACGACATACGGGATGCTGGCAAGCTGCCAGTGGACTTTAATTACTACATTCAAGAAATTGAAAAATTAACTCTGGGGTTATCGTAATGTTAGAAAAACAAATTGAAACTGCTGTGTGTGATTACGCCAAGACCAAAGATGTTCTGGCTTACAAGTTCACCAGTCCTGCACGGGCTGCTGTCCCTGATCGTATGTTTATCAACAAAAATGGGACTGTATGGTTCTGCGAGTTTAAGCGCCAAGGGGCAAAGCCCACCGCTGCCCAAGACCGTGAGCATCACCGCCTGCGGGGTCACAAGGTCAGCGTGTTTGTGATTGACAACGTAGATGATGGCAAAGCGATGGTGGATTGGATGGTACGTTCATGCTAAAAGTTCTTGTTGCCTGTGAATACAGTGGTCGGGTGCGTGATGCGTTTATTGGCAAGGGGCATATTGCAATGAGTTGTGATTTACTACCTTCCGATAAACCAGGTTTGCACTACCAAGGCGATGTGTTCGACATCATTGACCAAGGCTGGGATTTGCTGATTGCTCACCCACCTTGCACATATCTCACAAACTCGGGCGTTTGTTGGTTACATAAAGACCCATCCCGCTGGGGTTTGCTGGACGAGGGGGCTGCATTTTTCAAAGCGTTGCTGGAATGCTCAATTCCCCTCAAGTGCATTGAAAATCCGATTCAACATAAATACGCTAAAGAGCGCATTGGTCGAAAACAAAGTCAAATTATTCAGCCTTGGATGTTTGGTCACATGGAGCAAAAAGCCACTTGTTTATGGCTTGACGGCCTGCCTTTGCTTCAGCCTACCAACAATGTCAAAGATGAAATGATGAAATTGCCCAAAAGGGAAAGGGAACGGCTGCACTACCTTTCCCCAAGCCCTGATCGGTGGAAACTCCGCAGTACGACTTACCAAGGTATTGCCGATGCAATGGCTACTCAATGGGGTGCATCATGCTAACCGCAGACTTGCTCCACGGCTACCAACAGAAAGCCGTAAACCACCAATGCTCACGCCCCAACTCGATGTTGTGGCTAGACATGGGTTTGGGTAAAACCATCATTACCCTGACATCAATGGCGCACTTGATCCGCACCCAATACCTGCGTGGCGTGGTCATCGTTGCGCCCATCCGAGTCATCCGACTAGTGTGGCGACAAGAGGCTGCTAAGTGGGAACACACCAAGCACCTCAAGTTCAGCATGGTCACTGGCACGCGGGATCAGCGCACCCGTGCTTTACTGCGCCCTGCTGACATCTACCTCATCAATTACGAGAACCTTGGCTGGCTTGCTGAAACCTTACAGACTTATTTTGTCAAGAAGGACAAGCCGCTGCCGTTCAATGGTGTCGTGTGGGACGAGATCAGCAAGTGCAAAAACTCGGCAACCAACAGAGTCAAGGCAGTCAAGAAAATCTTGGATAAGTTCGACTGGACTACTGGCCTCACGGGTACACCCGCATCCAATGGCTACAAAGACCTGCATGGTCAGTTTTTGGTGGTGGACAAGGGTCAGCGTTTGGGTGTGTCCAAGACAGCGTTTAGGACACGGTTTTACCGCAAGGTCGGCCCATACAAAGAAGTGGCATACGAGGACACCGAGGACACAATCAAAAAGCTAATCGGTGACATCACCTTGGAGATGAGTGCCGAGGACTACAACCCGCTGCCGGACTTGATTGTGAACAACATAGAGATCGAGATGCCCGATGACCTGCGTGCCAAGTACGACAAGATGGAGCGTGAGTTTTTCTTACAGCTTGACAGTGGTAAAGAGGTGGAGATGTTTAACCAGGCATCCCTGACCAACAAATGCCTTCAGTTCAGCAACGGGGCCATGTACCCTGTGGCTGGGATGCCCCTGTGGGAACCGATACACGACTTGAAACTCGATGCGCTTGAGGAGATCATTGACGAGGCCCAAGGGTCGCCAGTGCTGTGCAGCTACGCCTATCGGTCTGACGCTGCACGGATCATGGAGAAGTTCAAACACCTCGATCCGATTAACCTGACCGACTGCAAAAGCGAATCGGCTTTGCTTAACGCCATGCACCGCTGGAAAACAAACGACTGCGCCTTGATGATCGGACACCCTGCAAGCATGGGTCACGGGATTGACGGCTTACAGAAGAACGGTCACATCCTTGTATGGTTTGGGCTTAACTGGAGCCTCGACCTGTACGAGCAAATGAACGCCCGTGTGCGCCGCCAAGGTCAGGGTGTGCCTGTAATCTGCCATCGAATCATGTGCCAAGACACACTAGACCAAGCGCAAGCACTAGCACTAGACGAGAAGGCCACCACGCAGCAGGGGCTACGCAATGCTGTGAAACAATACAGAGAAACGAAAGAGTCGAAATGAGCGTATCAAAACACCCAGCAATAAGAGCATTATTGCGTCAAAATGATGATGGGTTAACTGTCCATGAGATCGCAAACCGTATTGATTTAACACCGGACGCTGTTCGCAGGGCGTTGACCAATATGCCCGATGTTTACATAGACCGCTGGCAATCGCCAGTACACCGAGAACCACCGCAAGCAGTATGGTGTGCAGTAGTGCCACCAGAGAATTGCCCACCACCAAGGAAACAAAAATGAGCGACTTACCTAACTTTGCAGCATGGTCACACGAGAACCTTGCTAAATTTGCTGTCGATTCCTACCGCCTCATGCAGCAGCAGCAAGAGCAAATTGAGCAGTTACAGGGCGATTTTAAAGACGCTATGGTCGAGTTACGCAAACTGACGAGTGCCAGCCTTGTCAATAATCAACGCTGACCCACGGGGTTTGCCGCCATCCACATTCGGGATGCTGATGTGTGTCCAGCGGTCAAATTCTCGGATGATTTGGTCATAGGGTAAACCCGCAGCCATGACTGCACGGACTACTTGGTCTGGAGTCATGCCTGGTACTCGGATGTCAGCAGCGCAACCGTGACGATGTTGGCTGGTGTCTTTGCTGCCCACTGCGTCATTGACCTGCTTGCACCGAAAGGCGCTGTTAATCATTACAGGTTTGCCGCCAATGGCATCTTTGACTTGTTCCAGCAATTGCGCCAAGCGTTGCAAGTTGCTGATTTCTTCCTGTGTCGGCGAGTTGTCAAACTCCCGATGGTCGGTGACAGTCAGTTCTGCAAGGGTAAAGTTGGGCGAAAGGTTCATTTCTTGCTCCGCATTTCCATGATGTTCTCAAGTGTCTTGCCACCAAAGTAGGCAGACATGATTAACATTCCCCACTGCCCAAGCAACTGGACATACGATTCTTTTGCGTCATAGCCAAATGCCGACATAAGGGCAAACAAAAAGTAGCCTACAAAGATGGCAACAAGTGACAAAGGCCGAATGTTTTTGGCGAGCCAAGAATCAGTATTTGCATCCGCAGCCCAGCGTTCGGTAACATTGTTTTGCTCAGTCTTGTAAATCTCAGTTTCGTTTGCCATCTTCGCCAGTTCGCCATTTTGGGCAAGCGTGGCAAGTTCCAATTGGGCTTTGGCCTTGGCCTCCGGGTCAGGAATAAGTTTGTCGATTAACTTACCGCCAACTGCTAACAATCCGTCTAGTGCAAACATTAGAATTTCCCTTTCATTTCAATTACACCCCAAGCCACTAATGAAAATATAGCAGCCGCCACCAGTATGCAAAGCCCCATTGTTACGGCTTCGTCAATCTCTTGCTTGCGGTTTTTTGCCGCTTTAGCGTCAAGTATGTCTTGCACCTTGCGCTTTTGAACGATGTTGTTGCGCTCTTGGACTATCTGAGTCCACAACGCCGACTGGCCTTGGTTGATAAAGTGCCACTTGAGTTCTTCCTCGGCTTTGTTTAGTTCATGCAGTTGCATTACCGTTGACATAGCCTGACTCGTTGCGGAACTATACTTCTTCTTTGGGTCTTTGGTGGCTTCTTTGGCTACTGTGTCCTTGGCATCAAAGAACTTCATCACGTCATTCGTGATGCCTTGGACATCCTTGCCCATTTTTATAGCAGCTTGGATACCTTTTATAGCACCCTGGGCTATGGCAAACGCACTAATGGGGTCGATCATTCTTAGTCTCCAGCACCCACCGACAGACTCTACCGTCCTTATCTAGAAACTCGTTTGCCCCATACTTCTCCTGCGGCAGCACGACACGGCACACCAACACGATTCTTGTCTCGGTGTTGGGCCACGGTATCTGAGCAGAGGCAATCGCATCAATCACTTGTCCACTTTGGTGTCAAGTTTGTCAAAAATCTTGCCAAGCATATCTTTGACTTCTTTAATATCGACTCGGTAATCGTCTTTGTTGACATACGAGTGGGGCATATTCCGCACATCGGCATCAAGGCGCTCAATGGCCTTGGTGATGCTGTTAAGTGTCCACCCGCCAAGAAACGCCGCTAGTCCAAGGGCCGCATTAAAAAATACTTGGTAGTCCATGTCATGCCTTGGGGTATTTTGCTTTGACCGCTAAACACGCAGCAATGTAGGCATCTACTTGCGCTGTGTCACCCTTGACGATGCCGTCAAGGTAATCAGCCATCGGTGGATACTCGGCTGCACGTTTTTGGGCGTAGGTCAATGCTGGTGCTACTGGGCGCAGTGCTTCGGCCTCTGCTTCTGTGATTTGAACGCAACCTTCTGGCAGTCTTACATCAAGGCTTGCAACAGAATAAAACCCATCGTTTTGATCTTTGAAGTAAAACATTATGCAACCTTTACTATTGTGAATGAAGGTGTAATAGAAGAAAAATTACTTCCATCTGTATGTGGACGAACTAGGCTTCCAGCAACCAAGTACCCCGTCCAACTTGCACATTGGGCAAGACTAGCATTACCGCCGTTTGACGCAACTCTGTTTGCCACACTTATAGTGTTTATGCTTGTGCTAAGTTCCGTACTATTAACAGAAATTCCCATGTTGACATTGCCACCACCTGTAATGGTGATTGCATAAACACCAGTGGTGTTTATTGTAAATAAGCCACCAAGCGTTGCGCTATCAGCGTAAGTAATGTCAGTGCCCTGGGACACATTAATTACTGAAAACCTACCAATGCAAGTGTTAGTTGAGCCAAACCCGTTGTATTGAGTCAAACGAATGTAACTTGCGCTAGAAATTACATTGTTTCCACCCGCACCTTGAACCGTAGATGGTGCAGTTGCCCATGTTCCTGCGGTGGCCTCAGTGATGTTTATGAATCCAACAACACGATACGCCACATTTGTGCGTGCAGTGGTCGAATAAAACACGCTATCGGAAGTTGCAGCTACACTGATTGCTGTGGTGCTGATAAGACCTGATTCAGATAAATCCCGACCACCAGCAATATTGACAACCGCCAGTTCAATTGTTCCAGCATTGTTAATTGCCACCACAACAATAGTGCCTTGCACTGCCGATACAGTACCCAAGGTCGCGGTTGCTGGAACTACAATTGACGCAGCCGATGCAAGATTGATTGACGATACAGTCCCGCTTCCCAAGGTCGCAGACCGAAAGTCCAAGGTCGTTGGGTTTAATGTGACTGTGAGTTGGTTGGATGCCACTGTTGCAGTGATTGGCTGGACGGCCTCCTCGAATGGCTTGGTTATTGAACCACCACCCTCAAAAGTCAAAGTCTCAGCGGTAACTGTGCCAGTTGCAGTGATAGTGGCAGCATTGACCGTAGTCGCATTGACTGTGGTGATATTACCAGTGGTTGCAGCCAATGTGGTAAATGCGCCAGTGTTAGGTGTAGTGTTACCAATGGGTGTGGGTGAACTCAGTGCTGTGGCTAACCCAGTGGCATCTAAGGGTGCGTTGATGTTGTCCACGGTGTACAGCAGCACATCAGCGGCTGTATATACGCTGAACTTGTACGAGGATGAACCCAGCCAAATGTTAGCCTGACCCAACGAATTCAAGATGATTGGGTTGGTGTTGGCTGTACCAGCACCCGCATCCGTGTAGGTCGCCAGCGGAGTCGTTGTACCAGCCGAATAGGTGTAAATCTTGCCACCGACTAACGGGTTGCCATCGCTGCCGTAAATTTGCTGCTTGGGTGTGGGGGTAAGTGATGCCATGAGATTAGTCCTCGACTATTGTGTAAATTGACCCGATGGATTAGGTGTTGTCATTCCCGATGCCTCTAATCTTGCAGGAAGCGCGTTTTTGTTTTCACGTTTAGGCGCAAGCGCATTGCCCCCAACTATACCAGCCGTTACACCAGAGGTACGCATTTTAATAATTGCTTTAAGCACCGCATCTTTTTCAGCCGTGGGTAAAGTATTAAGTAAATCTAATGTACTTTGGTTTGTCGCTGTACCAGCACGCAATTTTGCCATTGTCGAAGCACTGACCCGGCCTTCTAAATCACTAATCGCTAGATTTGCAATAGAAGATGCTTTCCCCATAAATGGAACTCTTAGTCGAACACCTTGGTTGTCCACGATGTTTGCTAATTCCGGCACACCCGCTTTGGCTGCTGCACTAATCGCATCTTTTTGTTCTAATTCAGTAGCAATCTTGCTAAGAGTAGGCATTTTGCTGCCCATTTCTTTGAAGATGTCATAGCTACCTTTACCGAAAATTGCTTCCACAGCCTCGGGGTTATTACCCCTTACCAGTTTTACATATTGGTCTGGTGAATCCTTAAACAACCGCATTGCTTCAGCAGCCATTGCTTTTTGGTCAATACCTTGCATACCTTGCGAATAGGTGTTTAGGTACTTACTCCATCCTGTACCACCCGCATTCTCAATTGCACTGTCAATCAATGGTTTAACTTGCGAAAGAACTTTGGCAGTTAATTTGCTACTGGTCTTAGGGTCTGTTGGTCCAAGCAATTGAGCAATCCGTTCATTTATACCTTCTTTACGAAGGGTATACAAATCATGTGCATCAATAACTCCACCGTTTTTCTCAGCAAGTGCGGCTATATCATCCTTGACGGCTTGTAATGTTTTAGTAAGGATAGGGCTGGCACGAGTCCCCGGAGAGTTGATAGTCGAATCAAGCGCCGAAGTAATACCAGTTGTATCAAGAGGTTTTAACCCATGATCTACCAGACTACCAATTTGACGCTCAATAAAGCCTGCCTCATTTCGACGTTGAGAAGCAATCTGACCAAATGTATCCGCAGCTTCTTGCCATTGGTCTGACACAAACCGATTGGCACTTTCAATTCGTCTATCGTTTGCACCGGGAACAGTTGATTCTGAAACCCCGCCACGAGCAGCCTGAGAACGTGCAACCATTAACCGTCTAGCAGCATCATCTGCAACATTTGCACGTTGTAATGCTTCTGTTTCTGGGTGAATGCCAGATACACCGGGTGCAGGAGTGCCAGCCGCACCAGAAGGTAAATTTTCAGGCATACCCTGACGCAAAGCATTTACCATACTTTTCTGGCGCTGCTCGAGTTTGGGTGCTAATTCATTGATTGTCTTATTTGCCTGATTAGCTGCACCCAACTCCGTGCTACGCATACGATCAGTAATCTCATTTAACAACGACTTAGACCGTTCTTGTGCTGCCCGTACTTCGGTAGCGTTGCCACCTTCAGCCATACGAGCCAAAGCGTTAAGTTGATCTAAATATTGATTTTTTAACCGGAGTGAGTTAGCGTCAGTTCCCGCACCCAATTGAAGTAATGATTGCCATGTATTTTTTTGAATACCTGATGTGGCTTGCGCTGGACTCATATCAGCAGGCGCACCAGACAAGGCAGCACGAATGGTGTTAATTTGGTCACCTGCTGCTTGACGAGCTAGATCGGCAGCTTTGACTTTGGTAAGTTGTCCAGTGACTGTATCTACCACCCACCCAAGTCCTTTTGCTAACGCAGGGACAACAACAGGTGCTGCCCCACCTAAAACAGTACCCACACCCGCGCCAATCGCTTGATCGGAAAGTCGATTTGTGCCGGGCTGCATTGCACCAAATATCGTACCTTGCTTTATGCCTTCTACTATTTGCTGACCTTTGGTTATAGCAGTCGAAGGTTGCATCAAGCCGGGTAAAAAACCACCAGCGAAACCCATGTAGTCGCGTGGTTTGCCACCCAATACAGCTTCTGGTTCAGAAGCCTGCATTCCACGCTCTTTCATTGCTTGAATGTTGTTCCACCAATCGGAAAGAGCTTTACTGACAACAGGTGTTTGCCCAGTCTTCTCGTTAATGTAATCGCCTACATTTGCACCAAGCTGGAGTGCGCCCACAAAAGGTGATGCAGCACCAAGAAGCATCCTAGCACCGGGTGTTGCAAGGGCTTGCTCGGTAAGTGTTGCGGACTGACGACCTTTTGGAATGCCAGAACTTGATACTACTGGTGCTGCTGGTGTTTCTAACTTAAACCCCGCAGGTAAATTAAGAGAACCACCAGTCGGTGCTGGCTGCTCTAATGTAAATCCTTCTGGTAAAGCCATAATTTTTCCTTATTTGGCTGCGGGTGCTGCTACCCATGTTTTACCATCATCGGTAGACATAATTCTTTGAGAGCCATTGCTGGCATAGATTGGAGTACCCGCATTACCAGCAGCCGCAGCGGGTTTAGCACCCGGACGCATAGCTGCTCTAGTTTCTGGGCCAGAAGCAAGTGCCGCATTCATTTCTAAGCCCATAACCTTAAAGGCTTCATTAAGTTGACCTGACGACATGGCGGTGTTAATAATCTCCCGTGCATGGTTCTTATCAGACACTGTGGCAACACCCTTCGGATTGATAGCACGAGCATAAACATTAACAAGCGAATTAAGCGATGTTGCCAAGCCAACAACATTAGCATCACCTGTATTTCTAGCCACATAGTTCCCAGCAGCATTAAGCATTGGGTAATCGGTAGGATTGACTGCGGCAACATAGGGTTTTGCCACTTCGATCATTTTATTAGCTTCATTGGCAGCAATCTGCACATTTGCAATTTGAGTACCAGCGGTGCGTTGACCTGCTGTTAATCCTGCGGTTTCCGCTTTATTACCCTTTACATTTGCTGCTGCATCTGCCGCACTTACACCACCAGCCATTGACAACTCAGCAGCACGTCCCAAAATCTTAGATCGAAGAGTGGCAGCTTTTGCCCCCATACCTAAAGGTGGCAAAGTTCCTGTTTGGCGGTATGTCTCAGCAATAAAATCAACAGTGGATGGGGAAATATCACCAGTAGACAATTCAGCAGCAAGCCGATCTTGTGAAACTTTAAGCTGTCCTTGCTGATTAGCCAAAGTTCCTTTTTGGAACGGTGTCATTCCCGCTGCTTGTGCTGGTAAAACCTCTGTTTTAAAAGTTGGGCTATTTGGGTTCTTGTCAATAAAGATTGAACTTCCATCTGCACGCTTTATTTCAAAAGGATCAGGCTTTACAAAATTCAATGCAGCAATACCTTCGGGATGCTGTGTGGCATAGCTGTTAATAATTTGCTTACGCTGTGCAATGTCAGGGGTTGTTTTAAAAATGTTTTCAAGAGCAGTTGTATCAATCCCAGTGGTTTTCATTCCACCCAACACTCGAGTAAGAACCTCATCTGTTGGGTTATCCGCAGCCATAAGCAAGCCAGTGCCAATAGCTTTAGATTGGCTGGCCCGTACATCTTCTTTGGTTTTAGCTAAAGTAGCTTCTAATTGTTGAGTTTCAAATTGATGTTTTTGTGCTGCTGGGATTTGGCTACCTGCACCACCAGCAGCCAAAGCTGCACTGACTTTGTTGTAATCAATTTTTCCAGTAACAGGGTCTACCGATGAACTGTATGCTTGGTTAAGTGCATTTTGTTGTAAGTCGGTACGTTTGGCTGATTCCAATTGGTACTGGGCCAATGCGTTTTGGTTTTCCCCAACTCGCAATTGCTGCATCTTCCCATACTGGGCAAACGGATCAACAGGCGCAGCAAATTGTGCGCCTTGGGCAATAAGTGCATTTAAATCAGCCATTATTTATTCCTTAAAACAGAGGGCCGACACCGCCGCCGCTAGTAGCAGGCTGATTCCGTGATGCCAAATAATCGTTAAAGTTTTTCTGGTTTTGATACGAGCTTGCCGCAGTACTCAGTGCATTGTTTATGCTATTACCCGCACCCAATTGACCCGCTGCTATGGATTGTCCAGCCTGCGTCATCAAGTTGCCAGCGTTTGCACCATAAGTGCCAGCATTTGCCGCAGCACCAGCCGCAGCCGCTTGACCCGATGACATTAAGCTGCCAAGAGGTGCGAGTTGATTAGTTCGATTAGTTTGGTAACGGTTGTACGCATTGCCGTATTCTTGCGAACCCATGTCCTGACCATATCGAGCAGCAGCTTTAAGTGCTGCCCCAGATTGCGTACCACCACGGGCAGCCGCACTACGATCAAGGGCTTGCTGACCTTCAGACAATCGGAAGGCGTAGCCGGGGTCTGCTTGGAAATCAGACATCCCAAAATCTTGAGCATACTTACCATACCCAGCGGCCCCAGCGTTTCCACCTAACCCCAAGAGTTCCATTAATCGGTTTTGACCAATTACACCAGCCTCACGATAAGGCGCAGACATCCGCTGCTGCTCGTCAAACATTTGTTTTTGGAGTGCTGCTGCGCGGTTTGCTGCATCAGCTTGGGTATTAGCAGCATCTCTAGCACCACTTGCTGCCATACCGCCCCCGATAATGGAAGCCCCCGCTGTTATTCCCGTTACTGGATCAGGCATTTTCAAACTCCTCAAAAGCGTAAAATTCGCGTATTTCGCGTGATACTTTTCTCATGTGGTCATACCCACCCAACAAGAACGCAGTGGCAATGTGTATTTCAATTCCAAAATTTCGGATATGAAATGCAAGGTTTCGCAGGCGCTTTTCCTCACTTTTACACATTTCATTGGCATCGTGAAACCCGTTAATTGCAGCCATGATTAGGGGCTGATAATAACTGTATTTTGCCATAAACCAAGGATTTGCGGGAAGTGCAAACATCAACGAGGTAAACACCCGATTCACATGATCGTCTGGTATTTCCACATCCTTGTCAATTAAATCGTCCCACAACTCAACGGCATCAAAAAATCGGTTGATGAAGTCAATGGCATCAGTGTTCCCCAAAAACCAACGGTTCTTGTTTTCTTGGTTGGCTACTTGCCATTCTTGGGACATGACGGGCATCAAATTATTCCAAAAGCAGGTTGTTGTTAGATGCGGCTTGCATAATGACCCAGTTTGAGCCATCGGACACCATTGTCGCCCAGTTTCCCACAACATCCAAGAGAATTCCAGTTCCAGCCGATGTGCTGTCAATTGGCACAACATTACTTGAAGCTGACACTAAAAGCTGTGCTTGCATATTCTTAAATGTAACCTGCCGCCCAGTCCAAGACGATGCCGCTGGCAAGGTAACGGTGCAAGTTGAGCCTGATTTGTTGTTAATTACCCAAGACTCGGTAGCCGCTAAAGTAAAGTCCGCAGTTTTGGTGACAGGGGCTGTTCCAGTTTGGGTTGACCATGTTGGTACAGAATTAACACCGTTTGCGGTAAGCACTTGACCAGCCGAGCCAGCGTGTAATTTTGCCAAAGTAGTTGTGGTATTGGCATACAGTAAGTCGCCTACCGCATAAGAGCCAATTCCCGTGCCACCATTGATTGCAAGGGTTACTCCGCTTCCATTTCCTGTAACCGTGTAAATATTGTAAAAAAACCGATACCACTCCCTCGACATCAAACCCGTTTGCGGATCAATTAACTCAACACGGGGGGCCGTGATTTGAGTAATGTTGGTCGTTGGTGTTGTAGCCATTATGCGTTGGTGGGACTAATCAATATTTCAGCACCCACAATGACCGCCTTGACTGGATCAGTTTGTGATATTTCATAAACACGGTCACGCAGCTTGAGAGTCATGCCCAACTTGCGCCAAAAGACTCGGCGGTAATACTGACCAATCTTGCCCATTTTGCTCAGATGCTCGTTGGACCATGTGTGACCACCGTCGTCAGACCAGCGCAGCATAATCTCAGGATCGCTGCCTTGGCCTGTATTGAGGCCAGTACCCGATTCACAATCGAGTTGGAGGCTGTGTTGTGACGAGCGTCTAAGGTTATTTGTGCCTGTTGGCAATGCTCTCCATGACCGCAGCCACTTTTGGATGCCGCCATTGTCAGCGTACACACTCAAATCAAGGGTGTAAATGTTGCCGTTTTCATAGTCTCCGACTACCGTATTGCCACCAAAGTTACATTGGCAATTGCTGCGGTGACGAGTAAATTGACCAAGGCTAGTGTTCCACCCGGCACGCTCATGCCAAGACTGTGTAGATACATCGTAGACCCAAGTGGCATTACCAGTGGGGAATGTCAGCACATAGAAGGCATGACCCTCTTGCTGATATGTGTAGGCCACAGCATCTGAGATGTTGCCGTACTGTGCGATAGCGTACTCAATGGCATGGGTAGAAACCCTAACACCAGTGTAGCCGTTGGCGCGATAAACGATTCCTTGTCCACGGGCATCCGTGCCAAGCCAGAATAGGGCATTGTCGAGCTTTGCAATAGAGAATGTAGCCACACATCCAATTTCGTTAAAAGCCCCTTGAATCTGCGTTAAAGGAAAGTCAGCCAGCCCAGCGTCATACCAAACCTCAACCGAGTCAGTACCAAATAACCATGCTTCACGGTGGTTAATGTTGACTGCAACCAATCCGTCCGGTGAACCTTCAGCAGACGCAAAGTCGAGAGGGTTAACCGATGTACCGTCAAGTAATTGAGTTACCCATATTTTTTGAGAATTGGGTTCGTTGTAGACAAAGTATCCATCCAAATAGCCTACGGTCACAGCACCTGTAAAGTCAGGGTCGGTGATCTTGGCAAATACGTTGGTGACTTCGTTGTAAATGAATCCGTCAGGGTTGCAGGCTAAGAAAATTTGTGTGCCGTTGTCGGCAATCGACACTTGCCCAGTCCCAGTCACATCACCTAATTTGGTAGGTGTAGCGGTCAATCCGGTGACTTTGTAGAACTCAGTACCACTGACAACATAGAAGTCGCTGCCGTTGGTCTGGTGCGCCCAAAGCGCCCGAATAGGGCCAGTGCCTATGGTTTGCTGGAACTTTAAGCCCGGTGTACGGTTAAAGAACCCCGCAGTCTTGCCCCCATCGGCGGTAGCCTCTGGGAAAAGATTGACAAGTCGGTTATCCGCAGCATTGACACTGCGTGCGACATAAGACGCGCCCAGAATCGGTGTTTGCATTAGTAGTTACCCGCATAGACGTTAAACCGTTGACGAGTTGCCACAAGAGAATAGGGCATGGACATAATATCGTCAGGATTGTTGATGCGTTTCAAATTGCGCTTGCTGGTCATGGCAATTCGAGTCACTTGGGGACTGGGCTCAATACCAAACTCAGGTGCGATCTCCATTGCCAAGTTATATGTAAACGCACGCAGGTAGCCCGGTGGAAACAGAATATCAGTTGTCAGGGTGGCAGGTTGAGATAATTCCTCAATTGAAATAAAGTGCCATTCCAAGTCCCGTGTGGGCTTTGGGTACACCGTCATCGTGATGTTGGGGTACTCCATGTTGATCCACATGACTTGTGGATAAGTGGAAGTGACCGTTTTTACAGCAATACCATCGTACTGCTGCTGATTGATAAATTTAATACCAAAGGACACATTTGTGCCGGGGTCACGATAGTAGGTAGCGTCATCCAACAAAACAGGACGGTTGCCAGTAAAGTCACCACTTGGGCCAAGTGTGCGAGTGATTTGACCCGCAGGCCATGTGTATATCTGGTCTTGGGTGTTGAATACAGACAAGCGTTCTGTATTCCACGAGTCAATCATTTGATTTAACGCAGTCAGTGCATCTTGCGATGTCGCTGCGGATGGCGTTTCACCTTCAGCTAATACACCAAGCAGCCGAAGCGCTCTGTTGATTTGATCGCCAGCGGTGTAGGTAGCCATAGTTAAATCCCTTCGGTTGCAGTCTCAGTTTCTACTTTGCGAACATATTTGCGCTTTGTTCCCAGTGCGTTCACAGGGGCCGCATCTTCGGATTCCGAGGGCGTATCCAGAGTATACCGTGTCCAGCCGTTTGTTTCATCATAAACGGCTTCAAGTTCCATAGTGGCAACTTTAGCACCGTGAATGGGGTGTTTGAGATAAATGTGCATAGGAAAAAGGGGGTTTTTATACCCCCTTTTAGTTTAGCCGATAAGCCAATTTACGCCGTTGCAAAATACTGGAACGACATAAGAACCACCAGCAGCAACAGTAGCACCAATACCAGCGGTATAAGCAGCATTTGAGTTACTAACAGCAGCACGAGTACCAGCAATAGCAGTAGACGCAGTAGGCAAGGTTGCCACTGTGTACAGCTTGAACTGGGCAGAATCAAGAGCAGGATCAGCGTAAGCTACACCTACGGGAGAATTGTTTGCCATGATTATTCCTTTAATGATGCCCCCACCGAAGTGGGGGCGTTGGATTAACCAGCTACGCGATAAAACACATAGGTAGCATCAGCGGTCTTGCGGACACGCCATGCTGCGGATGTCACAGCGTTAACAGCAGCAACACCAACCAA